GGGCTAACCACTATTATGCCACGGCAATTAATGGGAAACAAACCACAGACGTATATAGATTTCCAGCTAATGCCTGGGGGTTGCATGATATGCACGGTAATGTTTGGGAATGGTGCGCTGATCAATGGCACGACACTTATGACAATGCACCTACAGATGGTGGTCCGTGGATCAATGATAGTGATAATACTTTAGTGAGAGTGCTGCGCGGCGGCTCCTGGTTCAGTCACCCGTGGTCCTGCCGATCGGCCGACCGGTTCTGGGGGCATCCTGACTCCCGCCTCGGCCACGTTGGTTTCCGCCTTTGTGTTCCCTGCCCTAACTAACTCACTCGCTCTATTCATCAATTCACGCCATGACTTTTTCCACTTCTTTAATTCAAACACTTGAAGGAGGACAACCAATTGAGCTTGTAAAAATTCCCGCTGGTGAGTTTTTGATGGGCTCTCCAGCGGAAGAGAAAGGTCGTTTCGATAATGAAGGTCCCCAACATCTGGTCAAGCTGAAAAGTTTTTTCCTCGGCCAAACCCCAGTCACGCAAGCTCAATGGCGGGTGGTGGCACGTTGGCCAAAAATCCAGCTGGATCTGGATCCAGCTCCTTCACCCTTTCAGGAGCCTAACCGCCCCGTTCAGAGGGTGAGCTGGGAAGAGGCGATGGAATTTTGTCAACGTCTCAACCAGTACACAAACTACAATTACACCTTGCCCAGTGAAGCGCAATGGGAATATGCCTGCCGCGCAGGCACAACTACACCTTTTGCCTTTGGAGAGACGCTGAGACCAGATATGGCCAGCTACTCTAGTGTCAAGGGGATCTATAGGGAAGAATCCACAGATGTGTGTAGTTTCCCGGCTAATGCCTGGGAATTATATGACATGCACGGTAATGTTTGGGAATGGTGCGCTGATCACTGGCACGACACTTATGATAATGCACCTACAGATGGTAGTTCGTGGATCGATGATAGTGGTAATAATTTATTGAGAGTGCTGCGCGGCGGCTCCTGGTTCAGTAACCCGAGTGACTGCCGGTCGGCCTCCCGGAGCAGGTGGCATCAAGCCACCCGCAACGGCCTCGTTGGTTTCCGCCTTTGTGTTCCCTGTCATGACTGATTCCCTCGCTCCTAGCTCAACCCGCGCGGAGCAGCTGGTAGCTGCCATCGTCGCCGTGTCTGATCTTGATGAGATCGCTCTTTGTGAGGCCGCCATGGGGCCAGTAGACGAAACTAATCGCCCCCTGGTGCTCGCGCTCCTGGTTGTGCTCGACGCCGCTGGTGATCTGGCGGCGGCGATCGCAGACAACGCGATCGATCGCGGCCGACCCCTGCACCATCAGGCAGCATCACTGGCCAGATCCGGGCTAGGCCGAATCTCTGGCAACCTGACCGTCGCCACCACCTGGGCAGCCTCTGAGGCTCTGCTAGCCCTGCCTACATGCCTTGATCTCCAGCAATGACCCACAAACGCCCATCACACATCACGCCTTACATCCAAGCTCGCCAGCTGGCCAAACGAATCGTGTTTTGGCGACGCCTTGCTGCCCTGCTGATTCTCGCGATTGGAGTCCTAGCGCTGATTGTGGTCTTCCATCCATCCGCTTGTGTTTTGATTCCTGCCCCATCCTCGTTCGCTGATCAAAAAAACAAATGACACATGATGTAACAATCTCGCCAGACTGGAAGTCGTTTGCTCAGTTTTCTTGGAATTCGGAGTCTGCGGCGCTGCTGAGAGCCTTGGGATTCCAGCTGGAATCGATTCCTGCGGAGGGTCGCCCCAGGACCTTTAGAGGCCCCGGCTGCTGGGCCACGCGTCACCCTGGCGGCACGGTCACCATCTGGAGGCAGCCCAGGCTCTGCGAAGACAACACCTACGATCCACTGCTTCACAGTCGATCGCAAACGGTTGGTCCGTCGCTGCGTGAACTAGAAAACGGAACCGCAGACCAAGTGGTCGGGGATCTACTCCTCAAGCTGTTTCATTTGCCGGACGGCACACCTAGTGGCCTAGCCCTCCGCCAGTGGCTGCGGCTGTGGGGATGGATTCCCCCTGCCAAGAAGGCATCCCAGTCGCCCCCAAACATCCTGTAACGAGTTACAACAAACTGCGTTGCATTATTAGGAGCTGTTATTCTTCTTGCGGGGCGGATGGGACGTACCCCGGCCACGGCCACGAGGATCGACCCCAGCAACAGATCACACGACTGAACACCAATCGAGATCAACCCGGCCTGAATAAGCCTCCATCGCTGGTTGGGCCAGCAACAAACATTTACCAATCACAAATGAAACACTTTACGGTTTACACAACGGCTGGCTGTTTTTCGCTTGTGGCGCGCACCCCAGCCAAAGCTATCGCCTCTGCCCTGAAATTAGCAGATGCTAAAAGGCATACCAGCGGCTTTCAGGTCATCGCCTGTGTCCAAGAACACGCTTTTGAAAAAATAGCTGAAATGACTGAAATGACTGTAGATCTTTCAAAGGAAGATCTTTTAAAGCTGGAAGATCCTTTAACGCTGTGCAAGGAACAACCCGGTCGGATTGAGTATTTACCAACAACATTCGAAAGTTACTTTGAATTTATAGTTCGAGACGCAAATGGTTGCGTTCAAGCGCAAGGCAACGCGCGGACCTATGCCCTCGTTCTAAGCGAGGGCCAGCGCTACCTTTTGCAGTATCAGCAAGATGGACCGCACTCGCTGGAAGTGCGTCGCGTCGATGTGTTGTTTCCTGCTGGCGCCGCGCCTACGGCCCATGGTTAATGCCCAGCCCCCCCTGGCCAATGATGACCCGATCCGCGCCGCTCTGGAGCGGCTGGTTGCCCGGCTGAATGAGACGACCGACCGTGACGGGCCCGTGCCTGCGTGGAGCGACTCGTTCTATGCCGCCCTTGCCACCCTGGCCAAGGCTGAGCCTGCTCCAACTGGTAAGGATTCCTTACAAGTTGCTCTGCCCGCCGAGGGAGAGGTGGCGGAGCTGGTGAAAGAACTGAAAGAACATGCTCACCACATAAACGAAGAGGACAAGTTGTGGTCGCTCGTCGACAATGATCTGCCACCACTTCTCACCCGCGCCGCTGAGCTGCTAGAGCAGCGTCACCCCGCGCCCGTGCCGTTGAGCGAGCGGTTGGCAAGCCTGGCAAGCCGCCTGGCGGCTGAATCCAAGCCAATGAATCCAGACGTGGCAACCGCTGTAGGGGATGCGTGGGATCTGTATGAAGACGCGCCAGGCCCTGCTGGCCGACCCGCTGAGGGGGAGGTGGCGGAGCTGGTGGCGGTTTTGCGTGCCGATGCTGAGTGTGTCGAGGCTGAGCATTACAACCTCTGCACCATGACTGCAGACCAAATGCGCCGAGCCGCCGAGCTGCTGGCCCAGCGCCACCCCGCGCCCGTGCCGGTGAGTGAGCGGCTGCCGGGGGCGGAGGATTGCACCACCAATCCGCGAACAGGTCAGGAACAATAGTTTTGGGGCTGGGTCCAGCACGACCCTGCGCCCTACAGCGGTAGGTGGCGAATGATGCGCCGCGAATGGCTGGCTGACGAGGCCACCCACTGGCTCCCCGCCCACGCCCTACCGCTGCCTGCGGCGATTGCTGGCGCCCACTGATAACCACCACCAATTAACTATCATGAGATTCTACCACGCTCCAAAGCCTCAATACGTTCACCTTTGTGGGCGTGCATTCAACATTGTTCCAGCACAGCTAGAATCAATTCCTGAGCCAGTGTGGCACTTTAGTCTGTGCTGTCTTGACACACATGAAAATGCAAGAGTTGCTAAGGATGATATCATTTATTGCTATGCTACTGGCTATAGACTCCATGAGTCGATACTGCTGCTAAAAGGCGGATCTTTCGTCTCGGTTGGCGGCATTCTTACTGGAGTCCGACAGGAATTTGGACGGCTTCTGACCGTAAAAGAGCTGAACAAAATCGAGCCTCCTGCGGATCCCAAGCCCAAGCCAATCAAGCGACGCCTGACCCGTGAAGAACTGCCCCAAGTACCAACCTGGATCCTAGGCTAAGGCCACCTTCAACCGCCATTATGACAGCACTCCAGTCGCTCCCGGCTCACGCCTTGTGGAGAGTAGTCAGAGCTAATAATGGCGGTTGTTTGTGGGAGGTTTGCCTAGACAATTGTTGTGCTACTGGATATACAAAGGAGGCTGCTTCTAGCCTCCTTTTGCATCAGTTAAATTTGATGAACCAACCTGATCCAGGCCCATCAACCATCCATCGCTGAGACCAGTTCCGCCACGAATACCGCTGAAACCTGCCGGCATCAGGATTGGCCGGGGAGTTTTTCGGTGCGTAGCCCCCCGATCTTAGATCTGCCTCGCCAAACGGGTCGTGAATCACCAGCGTGCCGCCATCAGGCCCCGGTTCCCAACCCACCACCAGGCTCCAGTGCCCACCACCGCTGGGACGAGCGACAGGGCCATGGTGCAGCCAGCCGACGGCGACTGGCCTCCCCGCCCGCAGCTCTGCCACCAGGAGGTCCTTGGCGCCGTTGCTACCGAACCTGGCGGTCGGGAACCCAAGGGAGTGGATGAGGCGCACGTGCGCCTGCGCGTCGGTGGTGTCGCCAAACTGCTGAAGGAGCGCCAGGTACCGATCGTCGGGCTGTCCCGCCCCTGCCAGGCACCCTGGCTTGAGCCACTCAACCGCCATGGCGCAGGTTGATGCAAAGCACATCCGATCTCCCTGGGCTGTGGCACTATCGCGCTGGCTCAAATACGGCACCGACAAAATGATTGCCGGATCGATCGCCAACGGCTGGGCAGGAGCGACAGGAGCGGCAGGAGAGCCCTGCGCGCGCCAGGCCTGGCTGAAATCCTCTCGCTGCTTTTCGCTCAGCTGCGCGTCAAGCGCCGATAGAGCCGCTCCTTGGTGTGGCGACAGGTAACCCTGGCGGATGGCCCACTCCGCAGCGTCGCGCACTGTTGCCAGATCAGTCGTCATACAACAAACACGGATTGAATTTGAATTGTAACATTAAACAGGCATCCTTCCGTAGGATCCCATGACGGTGGACTGATGTAGCGATATAGCTGATTTGCAGGAACCACGTCATATAAACTAGCATGGGATTGCCATAGTGATGACGGAATATCAAATGGTGTGTGTTGTCGCTGCCCTCGGTAGTGACTCGATATTAACTCTGCCGTGGATCTAGTTAATGCCGGAAAAGTAATCTCAAACGAGTGATTTGTAGCTGTGCGCCCTCGCTGAAACACAACCGCAAACCCATTGAGCTGTCTCACCTCTGCAAACGGAGATGGCGCAACGGCATAGCTTCGCTCGTCCGCTTGAATACTGGGAAATGTTGCCATCAGAATTTTGCAAACTTGATTGTCTGGGCTGGCACGATAAAGGCGCCGTCACTGGCGATTGTCCGTCCCAGATCTAGGACTGCAATCAACTCATCTGCCGTGGCAGCGCCGCCGCGCCATTTAACGTAGGCGACGTACTGCGCTGTGATCGGTCCCGTTCCGATCGAAGCCAGGGATAGCGTCAGAATGTGCGCGTGCTGCGTTGTGTCAAGCGAGTCGGAAATCGTTACAGCAACTCCCCCGGCAGTGTATCCGCCAGTAGCGGCAATCTCTGAGGCAACTACATGTGATCGCCTAGAATGAGCACCAGTGTTAAATGTGTAGCTTGAACCAAGAAGCATGGCGCGAAAGGTATCACTGACAGCAATACGTTGTCGCCACAGGTCATAAGAAAGGCTGTCTGGTGTGTATAGGGTCATGGCTACAAATAAACACGTGCATCATAGTATCGATCTCCGGTTAGCGGATAGATCGGCACCGCTGGGCAGTTGATTCCAGTCAACAGGGCCGTCACCGGATCGATGACGGTCACAGGCAGGTTGCGCCCAGCCGTGACAGCAACGAGGCCCAGAGAGACCGCTGTGACGCTCCCTGTCGCTCCCGCAACGAAAACGCCAGCAGGCAGGCTGAGCACTCCAAATGCCACCGGATCGCGCAGCGCCGTGAGCCCCAGCGAGCCTGTATCGACTGAGGCTGGCATCAGGTGGTCCGAGCGTAGAAAACCGCACCGGGCCCTTCGCCGAGTACGCCGCCGTTGGCAACGGCAATGATCTGGCCGACTTCAACGCCAGCTTCAATGATGATCGACGATGCCGTAGTCAGTGTAATTGATGTGTATGCTCCCAGAATAGAAAAATCAGCTGGCAATACAGCAGGTGAATACGCATTCAGTCTCATGCCGGTAAAAGGTGGTCTGTAGTCGGACGAGTACGCTCCGTTTACGTTAGTAAATCCCACGGGAAGAACAGCGGTAAGACCTAGCGAAAACTGGAATGATGTTGAACCTGCCGCGTTTCCAGTAAAGCCGTAGCAAAACCCTCCCAGCCTTGCCTCTGCGGACGAGATGGGCTCCCAGGGAGAAGTACCGGATGACGATATACCATATTCACCAGCGCTTGTATTCGATCGTAGGCCAGCTCCTAGGAAGTGCCGTCGCAAGATCATAGGGAACAACTGGAAATTCACGGTCGCTACTCGGTTGACGATTCGCGTCCGAGACCAGAACATCGATGTATAACAGACCTTATTAAGATCGACGAGCGATGCTGTAGGTGCCGTAGGATCAATAAAGAAATTATATTCAATCGTGCCATTTCTTATTAAAAACACGCTAAAGTTTGATCGTTCTTGGCTTGTCCATCTGGTCACGGTCAGGGACTGGCTGGCATTCTGAACCGCCAGACGGAGGTGAAACGAAGTGGTGTTTGTTGCATTGCTATAATAATCCAGGTATTGATCACCAGTCGGCTTGTGCGTAGAGATGTTCCACCCGGTAGCAATATGAATATACATATCTGCGCCAGAGAAGATGAACCAGTAATACGTGGTTCCGTATGTTTTTCCAGCGTCATAAATTATTCTCAGCACTCTATGTTCTAGTGCGCCGTCAGTGAACGAATCAAACCATGTGGTAAAGCCAGCGTCTGATAGTGCTGATTCCATATAGCTAGCAAAATTTGCAGCTGTATATGGAAGGGAAGGCGTCGCTGGATACGTTTGAGTTGTAACAGCCATTTCAATACGAACCGATCAACACATAGGATAACGTTATCACAACTTCTCCTGATGCTCCGTCATTTACGAACCGCCACGGATAGGTGTTCGTTTGCGGCACTTCATGGTTCGCGGCTGGCAGGGGAGGAGACAGGTTGATCGTGCCGGCCGCCACGAACACGGGATCGCGGATGACCCCGGCTTCCCGGACCATCTCCTGAGCCCGCAGACGCGTGGTGTCCAGTGCTGCACCAGCGGCGCTGGAGTAGATCGAAAACCAGCCGGCATGGCTGGAGGTGATCCGCCATGGCAGGAACGATCGGGGCAGAGCGACCGTACCCGTGCCTGTGGCTCCTGAGGCGATCGTGGCGACGATCACCGCAGTCGATGGATCGGCCACCACCACCGCAGCGGCAGTCTGCGCCGCGGAGGAGGTCAGCCCCCCTGCCGTTTGTCTCGCCCGAATCGCGCCTGCCAAGTACGCAGCGGTTGGGGCCTGGAAGCCGCCAGCGACGGCGCTGGCGGCTTCCCAGGTGGCGCCGCCGTCGGTGCTGTACTGCCAGCTGGCACCGGCTTCGATGCCAGCGACAGCAACCCAGCCGCTGGTGGTGACGCCCCCCGCCAGGCCGCTGATGGTCATCGTTGGCGGCGACGGTGCCACGGTGCGCGCGATTGACGGCGCAGCACCTACAGCCTGAATATAAACAATTGCCGTTTGCTGGCTTAGCCTGTAGTCGCTAAACAGACTTGCTTCAAATACGCAAGAAACATTAAAGATATCAGTGTGTCTATCTGTTACTTGTGGCGAGTCAACATATTTCCATCGATATCCAGATGGTGTTTGATATGCAGGAAGGGTTACTGGATCAAAATCAAAACTAAAAACTGATCCATGCTCTTCATGGTGCTCGATTATATCAAGGAACTGTTGCTCGGTTAGAACAAAGCTCAGTGAGACTCGTCCTCCTGTCTCTAAATCTGAGTGTCGCACAACTGAGGTGTGACCATCGATCGTGGTCACGATCGACGCAGGATATGTGCCGTGCTGTCGCGGCCAGCTGGTAGGCCTCAGTGCTGGAAATGTCATAGGGGCGGATCACTGGCATTCCTAAGGGGGCCTGATGTGCCGTCGCGTTGACGGCAGCGCCAGGACAACTCTTCTATCCTGAATCTTCCTCGCTCGTCAAATGGGGTCTCGGTTGAATCACCAATCCGCAGCACGGTTTCTGCGTATGGTGTGCCGCCAGAATAACGCACTTCATACATTGGCACAATCACACCCTCGTAGCTTCCTGGTTCTGGTAGCAGCTCATAAGAGACTCTCTCAACTGTATCGATTTGTATATCTGCGTAGCCAAAAGACATGCCGCCAGCACCAAACGAGATGCCTCGTATTCGCGTCTTAACTGTTGCTAGGCCAAACTCGCACTCACCAGGCCAGGCGTGGGTGACGATTGGACCCAGCTTGCCGGCAGGGGTGGTGGGCCCAGTCCAGACCTTGTTCCCGCCAGGTCGGTTGTCGCCCTTCCGAGGCTCGCCGCCAGCTTCAATCAGATTGCCGCGGAATCCACCACCAGATCCACCACCGCCATCGGTTGGCGGGCCTGGGGGCTCCGCAGGTGGGCCTTGTCGCTGCAGATTGACGCGATTGAACCGGTTGGTCCCGCCTCCACGGCCGTCGGTGAACGGGACTCCCCCGGTGGTATCCGGTGGCACCGTATTGTCACTGTCGCGTCCTGGCTCGTCACTGGCGCCGATCGCAGGGTAGGGCAGTTCTACGCCTGGCGCTAGGGCCCTGGCCTCCAACGTGCGTAGAGCGACCAAGCTTCGGCCACGGGAGTCCACGGGGCATTCAATCAACTGCAGTGTCTCTGATCCATTCTCGGCCAGCGAGATTTGATCGATCCACCACAGCGTGGAAATCGCTCCGAATGGCTCCCGTTCCGACGCGAGCTGGAGCCAGACCTGCGCGATCTGGCCCTGCCGCATCTGACCCGACTGGGTTCCTGCGGCCAGCGACACAGAGCCTGTCCCGCCCCCTAACGACCTCATGGCGTGACGATATCCCGCAGCCAGCGCCGCGTGCCTTTCAGATGTGGCGAATGCTCGCAGATCAAACTCCTCCACCACTGGCAGCACATCGTCGCTCACGCCAACCTGCAGATCACGGTCCATGGACGGCTCTGTCTCGCTGGTTTGTTGCCGCCAAAGGGCACTGATCTGCAGTGGTTTGCGTGCATCAAATGATGCGGGGCGGGCAGAGTAAGTACCTGGCACGATTGCCTGCTCAGTGAGAACATAGTCTGGGATTATAGGTGTCGTCTTTATTGTTCCATCAGGATTCGTCTGCAATAACGGAACAACAGCAAACTTGCCATCGATTGTTGTTTCTCTTAGCAGGAAGGCTGGCAGGATCGAAACAAGGAAGTCTGCTAGGTTGACCACATCAAAAAACTCCGCATCGCAGTATAACTCATTGACATTAATAAATGTCGCTGTCTTGACCATCTCTGTCATGTTGATTTGTGATTCTTTGAGCTGTCCTGATTTGGTTAATGCCCAGATAAGTAAGTCACAAATGTTATTGCTTGGACCCACCACTCCATCCAATAACCTGCCACGATCGATTTGCATACCATTCCTGACGAATACGTTCCAGCTTTGTTTCCAGGCATCGGAATCGATCGGATAGGTATTTGTGAATTCAATCGTAGACACACCTTTATAGTTTCCTCCGATCCCACAGTTCTGTGGCAGGACCGGCAAAGTGTAGCTAGAGTCGGCACGGGTCTTGTTTCCTGATGACCAAGAACCCGCTCGCTTGTTGTAGTTCTGCGAGAACGATCCTTGGCGGCTCAGACCATTTCTAACGTCGCGCACCTGCACAGAGCCGATTAAACCATCACCCAAAACACAATGATATCTAACAGTGAGTGATGTCGCTGTATTGGTTATCTCTATCTCCGTTGCTTTCGGTTGGACCATGATGCCTCCTGTCCCGCCAGGCAAGCGTCTGCCGAACACGACTGGCACGCGATCCCCAATGGCCACGGCCTTGATCGGTGTTGTCAAGGCCGTCTCCCTCGCTGAGGGCTGGCTGCGTACTGCGGTCGTAGCATCGGCTGCCGCTCGCGATTCCTGCGCCGCGATCGACTGCTCCCGAAGGAAAGCCTCTATCCCACCAGAGCGCTCAATAAGCTCTTCTAATGTCGGCAGGTTTAGGCTTTCTAATGTCGGTATATTTATTGTCCTGCCAGTGCCAAGTTCTGTAACTTTGTAGGCCAATAGAGGTGGCTCATTCCTGAAGTGACCGCTTGGCATGGTTTATACCGCCAGCTGGCATGGAATGCCAATCATCGCTGTTGTCGCGATCGTTGGCGGAAACTGGCCACCAATGGCAGCCTGGCCATTGTCCAGGGAAATCTCAATCTGATCTTGCGTAATGTTTTGTATCACAATCTGACCGATGAACACCCCAACTAGCACTTGATCTGCTGACGGCAGCAGGATATCCTCCGCACGGTGGTAAACGCGTAGACGCCCCAACCACATTCCCTGGTCTGCCTCTCGCAGGTCTGCTGCAATTGAAGGCAGATGGATAAACGCGATCGTCGCCGGGCTGGAGCTAGAGATGCCGCCAGATGTGATGCCGCGCCACTCAAACTCCCGGAATTGCCAGGACGCCCCCTCCCAGCTGACGGACTGATCGATCCAGCCTGATTGCCAGCGACGCACCGTGACGCCGCCAGACGTGATTAGATCTAAGAAGGCGGCAGATGATCGTGGTGTCATGCCCTCCTCCTTGCTCTGGCGGCGGCGCCGCTGTTGATTCGTGTCATGGCATCGATTGTGGCTCTAGATGTGGCCGCCAAGCCGGACAGGTACTCAGCCCTGCTTACCCACTGCGATCCGTCGGGCATCTGAAAAACAGGGCCGCTGTTGGCCTCGATCCTGATCGTGGGAGCGATTGTGTCGCCGCCAGGAGCGCGGCTGACCGGATGCAGGGTAGATCGTCCCGGCGCCAGTCCTGGGGTCTGCCAGGCGGCAACGAGCGCGTCCCCGCGGAGGCCTCTGTGCCACCCTGCGGCTGCCGCGTCCATGCCATCCTCCGGAATTACATATTCCCTGGGATTGTGCCCTTCGCCGACCATCGCTAGCGTCGGACGCTGAACGAATCCGCCCTTTGCAAACTCTGGTACGAGGAAACCAGGTGAAATTTCTGGGATGAGCGCAAATTTTATAGGAGAGATATTGTTGATCCTCGAAGTAACAGAATTCCATAGCCTGATGACATCATTGATCGAGCCGTAAATACCCATGACCATCCAGTTCCAAGCCCGCGCCATGCCTTGCGTGACATTCTTCCAGACGCCTTCCAAGAAGGCTGGGATCGCTCGCCAGGTTACAACGATTTTCTCCTGCAAGTCAGAAAACCACTTGTCAACATCATTCTTAAATTGTTCAGGTTTTTCTGTAAGTTGGTTCCATAGTTTATTCCAGTTTTCAATGAGCGGATCAAGATTGGTCATGGAGTACAGTTGCTTGCTGATTTTTGTTATTAGTGCCGTTACTTTATCAACTATCCACTTACGCGCCATTTCAATTTTTTCTTGAATCCACGCAAGTCTTTCGCCAATCCACTGGAAAGCAGTATTTAGTGGCGAAACTATGTAAGTGTTTACCAAATACGTTATTCCGTCCACCAAACCCTTTACCCGGCTTCTTATATCTCGCTCCACTTCTATGAGTGGAGCAATAATGCCAGAGTCTATGAACAGTAAAATTTCTGTTTTTAACCAATTAACATCTTCCATCACTTTGTCTACCACACCTTTTGCCCAGTTCGTTATGGCTCGTTCCGCGTCTAACAGCGGCGCAACAATACCATAATCTATAAGAACATTAACCATATTTTTGACAGGTTGAACCAGGAATTTATCTATCAAGTATCCTATATTTTGAAAGAGATTGCCTAGCTTGCCCAAAAACTCTTTGACTGGCTTTTCTAATACCTGATTCCACAAATCAATCCATGGCTGAACAAAGAAATCGTATGTCTCCTTAATGATCCAGCGGAGAAACTGTCCGATCGGCTCCCGAAATAGCACCAGTCCCGCAATGATCGCCGCCACACCCAGAGTGATCCAACCTGCCGGCCCCGAGAAAAACGCCAGCATCGCTGGAACGAATGTCGAGCCAACCCACGCGAGGATCCCACCCATGACCGCTTGGAAGCCGGCCGCAAACGGCGCTACCGCGCCTAGCCAGCCCGCAATCGTGGCGCCGATCCGCAGGCCGGCAAACGCTGTGCCCAGGCGTCCGACGCTAGGAGTCAGCCTCAGCATTTCCGCGCCAAACATCAGGAAAAATTTGCCTGCTTCAACCGTCAGCCCGCGAAGCGCCAGGGCGACCTTGGCTATTTCCGCCAAGAACGACTTGAACATCCCAGGTGGCGGCTTGGGCGGCTTGGGCGCGTTTTTGCCCATGTAGATGTCGCTCATTGAGCGCGTTGGCTTCGGCGCGTTTTTGCCCATGTAGATGTCAGTCATTGAGCGCGTTGGAATCGCTGCACCAACGCTTGCCAGCGCCTTAGCCGCCGCCAGTAGCCGGCCCACGTTCAACGCGGCAATCCCGACTCCAATGGTGCCCAGTGCCAGGGAAACCGCCTGCAGTGGTTCGGGTAACTTGCCAAAACCGTTGATGAGCTTCGCTAATCCTTCGATGAACGGTGTCAAAACTGGCAGCAGATTGTCTCCGATTTCTGCTGTCAGATTGCCCATAGCCGCACGAAACTTTTGTAGCGGAGAGGAGTCAATTACTTGCGCTTTTTCTAGCTCTCTCATTGCTTTGATCAGAATATCTGGCGTGATCAGTCCTTCACTGGCCATCTTTTTTAGATCACCTTGAGTGACCTTTACTCTCGCCGACAAACTTGCTATTATCTGTTCGTTGGCTTTTTTATTGGCCTGGATTTGTTCATTCAAGTGCGATTGCATTTCTTGTTTTTGACGATCTAGGGAGTCCTTGGCAGACTGCTCCTCCCACCGCTGTGCCTCCTGGATCGCGTCTTCGCGCTCGCGCTGCTGATCCCTGATCTCGCGCCTGCGGATTTTTGCCTGCTCTTCCGCCACGCTGATGACACCTTTCAGCTCAGCATCTTGTCGTTTCTGTATTTCATCGAGAATCATTTCTCGCTCATCTTCTAGTCGTCTTTCAACTTGTTTTCTTTGCTCATCACTTAATGTTTCATCTTTTACTAATTGATCCTTGATGTCTTCATGTCTTCTTTCGTATGCCTTTCTTTCCATATCAAATCGTTCTTCAATTGCGCTCTTTTCTTTATTCAGTCGTTCATCCCTTGCTTTGCTTTCCGCGTCTGACATATCGTCGTAGCTATCATCTAACGCTCTACGCATCGCGTCATAGCGTTTACTAATCTCCCTCAAAAGTGAGTCCGTTTCACGCTCCGCTAGTCGTTCCCTTTCTCTGGTTTCGTTTTTCATTATTTCAGTCTGTTTCTTTTCTCCTGTCTTCACTTCATTTATCATCTCATCTGCTTTTTGTCTTGTGATTTGAACCAATCCTTTGCTGCGAGCGATGTCATTAAATACTTTGACAATCGCCACACCAACCGCAGGCATTCTCTCCATGATCGCTCTAAACTCGTCACCTTGCAGCCTGCCCGATCCCATCGCCTGGCCAAGCTGGCGAGCGGCCTCTTTTGCATCAAGCATTGACAAACCAGCCCTTCTGGCTGTCGTGTTCACTCCGTTAAACGTCGACTGGACATCCTCCAGACTGATCCCCATGGGGCGCAATCGGCCGTAGAAATCGGCTACCGCATTTGATGCGTCAAGCTGACTCAACGTGAAACGCTGCGCGGCTTCTTTTGCAAAACTTGTCAGTTTGGCCGTCTCACCCAACTGATCGCCAAGATTCGCAATGCGCCGCTCAACCAACAATGCGTCATCCCCCGCCTGCAACGCGTCACCAGCGAACGCGAGCATCCTGTCCGCCAAGTTCGCCAGGCCAATGCCAGCGGCCATGCTGGCCGCGGCATCCAACATTCGGCTTAGGCGGTTCACGCCAGCAGCAGACGATTCGGCTGCTGGTCCGATCTGGCGCAGGCTGGAACTTAGTCGCTCTAGTGCTGGCTGGCCTGAGGTTTTGGCGTCGATGCGGAGAATCGCGTCCATGGAAAATGCCATCAGCCACGAGCCTCGTGAGACAACCGCAAAACACAAGCCGCGATAAATTTCACCCCCATGGTGGTGTGCCACGGATTGACGCTGGGATCAAGTCGAGCCAGTTCCTGGGCATAGGAAAGGGCCACCCCAGCGTCGTGAGCGACGGGGGTGCCATCCAGGCCTGCCCGGTGCCACTGGTCGCCGGTTTGAAGCCAAACAAGCGCAGCGGCGCGGTTTTGCGGCCAAAGGAGCAGCTCGCCTCTAGGATTCCGATCCAGAGAGCTGTGGGTCTGGGTTCGCCTGGCCGGGGGGACGCTACCACTGAAGGCGCTTCGCAGGGCCTCCAGTCGCTGGTGCTGGGCTGCAACTTCTGCTGCCACGTCGTCACCTCCCAGTCGTCTGGCTGCATCCACTGGGTCGCTCATCCCGGAGGCGTGACCGCGCGGGTTCGCGCCACGAAACCATTCTTGCGCGAACTCCGAGAGTTTCCCAGTTGCGCCGATTCAGTTGCGAACCGCGCTTCCTGGAAAGACTTTGCGATAGCAACCGCGACCCCGGGTTTGGAGAGCATTTTCTCGATCAGCTCGGGAGTGGACTCCAGCGCCGTGCCGTCGCCGCTGGTAACCCAGAAATCCTCCTGCCCTTCGGCGTTAACCCAGCCGAGGAAAAACTCAGCCGCCAACCGACGCATCCCAGGGCCGATGCCATTGGGATCACGTTCAAATTCATCAGAGATTTGTGAAACAATCGCATCAATTTCGGCGTCAGTTTCATAGGCCTTAAATAGACCCATGAAAGAGACTTCTTTCTGATTGGATTGACCCCTCACTGGATAGTGAAAGTTGACGAGCTTTTCTTCAAGGTTGAACATGACGATTTCAAGAATGGGGTGGAATTAGTCTTGCTTCCAGGTAAAGAATCCTGTCGATCCTGGTGCTCTTTGGAGGTAAAGCTCAACCGTAGTGTAGAGCACTCCTTCAACACTTTCGTGCGACGGCTGCCCATAGGTCAGCTTCGGAATTGTGATTGTCTGGCGTGCTCCGACAGGGCCATGCACGATTGTAAATTCGTGGATTGGTGGAGACTGATCTGCGGCAAAATCAAAAACGTTGAATTCTTCGAGCGTGGTCTCCTCATACGTGATGGTTGCCGTCGGCTGCCTGGCGGTAATTCTTACTTCAGGACTGGTGCAACCTCCCTGGTTGAAATAGGTAACTGTGCATCCAAAATCAAGCGAAAATGTAGAGATACAACGGGCTATCGGCGCACCATTTGGTCCGATCTGCACCGTAGGCGTGTTCGTGGAGTCAACGATTCTGGCCCGTGCCTGGTTGGTGTACGTTGGCGAGACCAGCGTTTGGGTCACTGGCGAGGTATAGAGCCCCTGCAAGGTGGCCTGACCTGTCGGCAGCTCACCCGAGGTTAACGTCAGAACCATGTTTCCGCGAGCACCGTGACAGCGGTAATTGCGACCGGCCATCAACACTCGGAAATCGGCGAACCCCAGCGACCCGTTAAGGCTGGCCTCGGAGAGAGTATTGCTGCTCGCAAGCACGTCAGCCCAGGTGCCGCCACAGGCTTCCGCGACGGGAGCCCAGCGGGGCCTCGTGCCCGCGGTCCCGCTGCCGGCCAGGTGAAAGGTCAGGGTGAGGCTGCTGCGCTTTTTGGCCATGACCGGGCTCGCCACCCGGCCAGATTCGCCGTCAACCTGAGTGAATTCGACGATGTCACCCTCCAGCGGGGTGATTGCGACGGCGCTACAGGCCAGGGCGTCGGTGGCCGCAAACGTCGGTGTGGCGCCGTAGGTGCCGCCCGGCTTGACGAACGACACCATCGAGTCAAACTGTGGCATTTCAGATCACCTCAATGATGTCGTTGGCGGGGCTAAGCAGGAGTCGCTCTGGCGTCTCTTGCGGCGTCTCTTGGGGCACGTAGTCGTCGGCGTCGGGGCACCAAACCCACCCGCCAGGGGTCCAGGTGGTGGGGAGTGGATGCCCCGGTGGCGGGGTCGGCGAGGTCATAGCGTCTGGGTGAGATCCGATTGAGTGGTTAATTGCAGCACATTGTAGAGCAAATCAAGCCGGCCGGCATCGCCATCCAGCTCGGGTTGCTCTAGCTGGTAGTAAATCCCCTGCACGCCAGGCAGGGCGCGGGCAGGGCCGTTCAGGACGCCGTGAACGGCCTGGCGGTAGGGATCTGCCTGCTCGTCCAGGGAAGGCCCGCCTGGGACCACATCAAACAATAATATAATTCGCAACACGGTAAGATGCCTAATTAGCGTATGTGCCGTATCCACGGCTTGGTTGACTGATTTATCGTGCCGAACCACACATACAGGCTTTACTTCATTCTCTCCGACTGGATAAGAGCGACCTAGATAACATGCTCCCATCCCTGGAATTGCCGCCAGGAGAGGAATCAGACTTTTGCGAAACTGAAGCGGGATTGTATCTGTCATGATCGCCGGTTTTGCTGATAGGCAATACCCAGCAGTGTAGCGCTAGTTCCAGCCCACGCCTCACGCGCAGCGCCAGCCGCCACCCGGCAGGCCATGCCGCCCTGATGCTGCACACAGCGCATCCAGTCGACCGTTGGGATAATGGCCGCCAGGAGCAGGCAGACCGTGGCGGCGGCGAGTGCCAGTGCAGGAGCGCTCCTCATCGCATGTTCATCCGTCGCATGATCTCACTAATGTGCATACTATGTTTAATCGTGGTTTCAAACATCCGATCAACTTTGTTAGTAGTTGCTTCCACATCCTTCTGTCTTGCTTCATCCTTTTCCGAGTTTTGTCTGATTGCTATCTCTAGTTTTAACGTTGTGTCTCTCACGTCGATCATAACACCTGCAATGACGATAACGAGCGACGCTGTAATCGTTGCCATGACGGCACTCGTCCACCGCAAGAACGTGGTCACTCGCTGATCCTGCGGTGGTGGCGCAGGAGGTGGTGGATCGCGGTTGAACCAACCCATCGGAGATCACGGATTGAAGGCTCTCTGCAGGTCTTCCAGGAACTGTTGCGGCATGTGACAACGCACAGCAATTGCCATAAACTCAGCCCCAATCTCTGCTGCGTGCTCAGGGGCAAGTGCATTCAATACAAGCGTCATTGACTGAAGGAATAGGCTGTAATCTCCATCGCGGCTAAATATATCAAATCTGGACAGCAGCGAGCCTGCCGCCAGGGGGTCCGTTAGGCTGGCAGCCAAAAACGCCGTGACAAACCCGTTCTCCGTCCGCAGAGCATTCGCCATGGCCGCAAAATCTGGCTCATGGTGATCAAGTGGCGCCCACTGCAATCCCTGCTCAAGCGCCTCGGATTCCAGTATTTCATTTTGTGACAACTGCGTAGAATCTTCGTAAAGAACTACGTTGGTGATAAATCCATTTTCAACGATTGCTACTCTTTTCATGATAGAAGCGTCATTGCTACTAATATAGCTGGCCCTCCGTGTCCCCCACGGCCAGAGAAGAATCCATTTGGCGCAGAGCCCCCGCCACCGCCGCCACTCCCGAACGCGATCCCATCTCCTCCTCGCCCACCATTGCCGAGGGGGTTAGAGTTGCCACCGCCGCCGCCAGTACCAAAATACTGAATAAATTGCCCATCTGTACCGTTTGCTCCGTCTCCACTGTTACCGCCGGAATTAGGAAATACGGTGCCGATAGTGGCTCCTGTCAGTCCGGTCGATGTTCCCCCTGCACTTGTTCTGGCGTTGGCAGAGGAGAGACTGGCTCCAGCCCCGCCCGGTCCCGGTCGTACGCCGGTGGCATTTACCGTACCGCTCCCTGCCACTCCTCCTGCAATTGAAGATACCACTGTTGTATCAACAAGTTGGTGAAAACAACTATTTGCTCGCGCAGCTCCAGCTGCGCCAACCGTAGTAGTACCTCCCCCACCAAAAAGGCCGCCGACCGCGTTGATGCCAGCAAACGTGGTTGTGCCACCGTTTGTGCCTGGATTCCCGTTAGTATCTGGAGTGGTAACAGCCGCTCCGCCTAATCCGGCCGCGCCAATAACAACAGCCTCAGAATCAGCAAACCGCGACGCATTAGCAATCAAAAATATACCTGCTGCTCCACTACCGCCGCCGCCGCCGCCACGATCGGTCCCCGCAGCGCCTACGCGCCCCGATCCGCCGCCAGGGCCACCGCCCGCCATCCATAGATATACTAAAACCGCATTAGCTGGCTTGGTCCACGTGCCGCTAACCGTAAAGATTTGAATATCAAATGATTTGGATGATGCTATAGCACCTAGGCTGAACACTCCTGTGTTGGCGTCGTAGGCCAGCGGCGAGGATGCGCTTAGCAGCGCTCGCACTTGCGCCTGGGAAAAGTGTGACGCGGCCACCAGGTGAGAGGAGAGGGCATTAGCCGCTGTGCCTGCAGGGTCGGCCCCCACATCGCCGGCTGTCAGCGCATCGGCTCCACCCGTGGCGTGCGTTGATTTGTGCGCCAGTGGAATTCTGGCGTCAGTCCCCTGCTGTGCTGTTGCGAAATCAGTCGTCGCTGCGAAAGCCGCTGAGCCCGTCACGGGACCGACCGAAACAATCAGCGTGCCAGTAGAGGAATGCACGCGCCCAACTATTGCAACCTGCTGAATCTGCGTAGCAGGTTTTGTAGCGGTCAATCCTCCAGTTGGCGCGACAAAACGTGATTGACCAGATTGTAATCCAGCTGTATTAACATTAGTGACAACTCCGCTCGTGATCATGTGGCCCATGCCGTTGGTGCCCATCGCGGCCAGCGCAAGGCCAGCCGCAGGCATGGTCGAAGATGAGTCTGCGCGTGCCGGGACCACCTCCAAAATGTCGGTGTCGCCCTGGCTGCCGACTACCACTAAAGGTGTCAAAGCCGCCAGTGGAGCGTCAGACACGTTTTTGACATGGCACGAAACAGCTCCAGTCAGATCTCCGTCGAACTGTGCCGCCGTGGCCGTGCCGTTGATCGCGAGGCCCGCAAACTGCGGCGAGTCATCTTCGCCCAGCTGCGCCACCCGGGCCGCGTCCGCTGCGGTCTGCAGGCCCGCCACGGGCCCGCCGCTGACGACCGTGCCAGCCAGCGGCAGGGTGACATCAGCCCCCCCGGTGGAGGAGGTCAACAGTCGAGTTGTAGGGTCGTAGGCCAGGTCAGTGCCAGGCGCCAGCGCCGCCACCTGCTGCGTCGTCGCTCTGCGAGTTACCAACTGCTGGGCTGTGCCGGTGCCGGTGCCCACCGCCGTGCAGGCGAACACGGTGCCCACCGCTGGAGTTGCGCCCGCGCCGGCTGCCGCCCAGTTGGTGTTCCCGAGCGAGACAATGCGGTAGCCCTGGCCCACCACCAGCGCCGTGGCCGCCACGGGGGAGCCCACCGCCTGATCCAGGGGGAGCACCTCTGCGCCGGTCAGCGTCGCTGCGGCTGGCTGGGATGAGATCGAACCGGGGATGTCAGCCATGGCCTCAGGTTTCGGGGAGGATCACGAGCCCCAGGCCCGTCGCGGTCGTCACGAGCCCCAGGCCCGTCACGGTCGTCAAGGGAACGCTGATGTCGGGTGGTGGCGTGATGGTGATCGGACCAGTCAATGGCACCCGGCAAAACACCCCATCTCCAAAACGTATCACACCATATTCAACGATGTAAGTATTTCCAGCAATTACAAGTTGATCGCCATACTTTAACTCTCCAAACACAGAAAAGGGCAGGTTTTCAATCACAGCATCGACGATCACTTCCTCTCCTCTGATCACCAGCTGCGAGTTCAGTCTGAGCAGTCCCTCACCCTGGATTGCACCCCAGACAACAGGAACCGCGTCAAAAGTCCGATTGATTGCCCTGGCCAGTAGCGCCTGGCGGCTGTTCGGCGGTCGCTGGAATGACGGCAGTACGACTCCGATCGGACCAGAAAGTGGCAGCCTGCAGTAATTGCCATCTCCATAGCGGAACGGATCACACTCGGCTCTGAATGTATTACCGTCAACCGTAATGGTATCGCCATGCTTAATCGCGCCAAAAACGGAATACGGGAGATTGTCTAGAACTGCATCGACACGTGCAATCTCTCCATCTAGAACAATCTCCGTCGCTAGACGAAGCCTGCCAAATCCTTGAGCGCTACCCCAGGTGACCGAGGCAGCGCCGAGGATCCGGTGAGATGCGCGGACCAGCAGGTTTTGGCGGCTGGCCCAGCTCATCAGCTGAACACAAATTGACAGGTCGCGTCAGTGTTGCCAGCCGCCACGGAGAAAAATCCCGCAAGCGTGTTGCCTGTCGCTACCCCTGTGAAGAGCTTGGCGGTGTTGTCCCAATAAATCAAAGCACCTTGGGCGCCGCCAGTGCCGGTGCCCGTGGCTTTGGCATAGGTGTATTCACCTTCGCGGGTGAATTGACCAATCTCTCCGCTGGCCAGCTTGGCCAGGGAGATGAAGACGCAAGCGCCGATCAACGCAGCGCCGCCAGACTCCACCGCGTAGGGAGCGGTGAGTGGGATCGTTGTAGCCTCAGACCTGACTTGGTTTTTCATTGGATGAAAGAGATAGAATTGATCGGGAAGTTGCTATTAGGGAGCAACACCAGAAGCGCGATAGATAAAGCGCCAATCTTTAATCGCGCATCCAAAATACATGCGGAATAAAAATTCCACGCAGTCAGGATTGCGCTTGGTGTCTGTAGTCAGGGTTGGCCCAGATTCGCCCTCCAAGTAACCATAAACAATTCCCTCAACCTTGCCGGGGCCAGCGATCAAATACCACTGAGTAGTGCTCGTGGTGTCCAGCCTGGCCGAGTACAGATCGCGAACGGCGCCAGCGTAGGGATTGGGACCAGCATTGCCGCTCAACACGCTGGGAGCATAGTTATTGGGATACAAAAACTGCATAGCAGTTGCCTGAAGTGCCCTGGGTCCCAGGAAAAAATCAGGCTCAAGCTCTAATGGATTACCGGCTGGATCCTTTTGGGTTGAGAGCTTTAACATGCCGGTGGCCATGCCGTCAACATTGATTAGGCCTGCTCCGGTGTTGTTGTGGCTGGCATGGAACAACGGTAGGCCGTCCATTGAGACCGTCGCGTTGCCCGTGATCAAGGCATAAATCGCATTGGCCTGAACACGTCGAGCGCCGCGGCCGAACATTTCCGGCACCGCCTGAAGGGCGCTTAGGTCGTCATTGATAAAAACTTCCTCAGCAACCCGAAGGCCACGAGTGAACTTGTCAAGCCGCCAAGATGTTCTGCCGTCTTGAAGGGTGGCCATTTGATACTCACTGCCCTCCATCCGAGCATCAATTTTCGTTTTGTCAGATTGATCTCCTTGATTGACCTTAATTGGATCAAGAGATCCGGAGACAAACATGTCATTCGTTGGACGGAAATCGGGAAGATCGCGCCGCCGTGAAAACTGATCCCATTGGTGGGTTTCTTCAGCCCATCCAGCCATCATGGACTTGTTCGCAGCATTGGAGAGAATGTTGGAAAAGTCGTCGCTGACGTGAAGCGCCAGAGAGATCAACTCGTGTGGGGTCCTTCCCACCGTGTTGATCCCCCTCGAATTGGCATAAGTGCGGACAAACTCCATCATCCGCATCCCGCGATATGGAATGGCCTTATCCGACGGAGGGTCGTTTGGCTTGATTTTTGCCAATACCGCATCCGTGAGACCCTCAACAATGGTGTCGCCTTCATCGCGCAGCACCCCAATCCGGGCTGGGTGCCCTGCCTGGCTGCGCCCTTCCACGGTGCCGAAGGATGACACCAGCAGCAGGGCTTGCTCCAGCAGCCGCGAGCCCACACCGTTCCTGCGGTGCTCGGGGCTGACGTACATACCCCAGAGCCAGGCTTTGTGGCGCAGCTTGACCATGGATTCGCGCTGAACCCCGGCCAGGCCGACCAGCTGGCTGCTGGCGAATGCGCCGAACACGGCACCGGTCTCGTCGGCCCGCAGTCGACGCGCGACTTCTTCCAGGGTAGTCCCCTGCTCTTCCTCCCAACTCGAAGCAAAGGCGGTCGGTACTTCCGCCAGGCCGCGAAGGCGTAGCGCCTGGTACGCCGCGGCGTCTTCTGGCTGGAGGGTGCGGATCAGCAT